GTTTTCATTATTAGACGCGTTGACCCCTAACTTCTCACCAATCTGATCAGCGAATGTATCTAGTGATCGCAAAGCATGTACAGCTTTCCTATAATCACCAGAATTCAAATTATTGAAAATATCGAGTGACCAGTTTAGTTGCTGCGGATTAGTACCAGAACCTAATATATAATCTTGTAACTCTTTAGATACTGATAATTCTTGATTTTGTGATTCTAAATCCTTAGCTTTATTTATCCAATGCTCAAAACGTTCTTGAGCTTTCGGTTTTAAATTACCATAAAGATCTGCATCTTCTGGATCTAGGTCCGGCCTTGCTTCATTTGTCTCGCTCTCTGAAACTGTCTCTGTTGGTGCCGTTGATCGATCATCTTCTGTGTTGCTGGATTCTTGCTGAGCTGTCTCAGCTTCTTCGTATGTGGGAGTTTCAGTAGCCTGTTCTTCGGTTGATTCTGCACTGTCTGCTGCATTAACTACCTCCTCGGGGTGTTCTTCGAGTATATTCTCGTACTCCTTTTCTAGTACCTCTAATGTATCGTCATACAATTCAGCTGATGTCATCTCCTGTTTGTCTTCTGCCATTACATTTCTCCCTGCGGTTGGCGGTTATTGTTGCGGAGGCGTTGATTCGTGCGATTCTCCGGCGCGTTTACCGCTTCATTCACCTGTTGCGGTGGTTGTTGCTGTGGTGGTTGCATTGCCGTGCCAGATGACTGCCCCATAGCCGCTTGCATAGCTTGGTTTTGCATCATCCATGTCTGCATTTCCTCAGGAATAGGCGGTAAAAACTTAGCAATATCAATTCTTTCGTCAAAACGCTTAAAAGTCTCTTCTAAAAGCTGTATATATGGGTTAAATTGATCGGGAATGCCCATTTGACGCAGTTGCTGCACGAATTGTATACCCTGCATGAGCAAAGGCATCAATTCCGTCCACCTCATGCGCTCCGCATCAGTGTCAGGCATGCCTGTACTGCCAGCAGCGATGTCTAAATATACAGAATCATACAATTGTTGCTTGTTAAGAATAGGCCAAAAAGCATTAGGACCAGCGATCTCTTGGGCTTTCTCAGGTGGTATCTCTTGCAATAGGATTTCTGCAGCAAACCAAGCTATTTTCTTCAACCAATCTTCGGTTATATCTACTTTCTCCTGCACTCTTGTTGCTAAACCAGCTTGTTGAATATTAGCTTCTGTTGCTGTCTTAGCACGCATGATCCCGCCACGCTGAGCATCACCCAAACCACTAATCCACTCCATATCTACTCTTAACGGTGTAGTATCATAAACAGCTGGATTCATTGGCGGAGGGTTAGATGGTTGAAACACAGATTTTACATCTTGACCTGAAGCATTAATGAGCGCTATCTCTCCAATGGATGCGTTACTAAAAACCTCAATATCTTCGTAGTTTACGCGAGAGGCGTCGGCAACAAAAAATGGAGCTGATAACTCTCTGTGCTTACTTTGTTGCGACCTTATTGTGTTATATTCGTCTTGTAACGACATCAATAATTCAGTCTCTGATATTGGCCATTCTTGCCCATCAATCCAATTAAGACCTAAAATAAAGTATGGGAAAAACACGTCGCCCATTCGTTTTGGTGCGAACGGTTCCTTTACCCACTTTTCACAACCCTCGGCCCAGGTGTATACAGTTTGTGTTGTTCTATCCCAATATTCCCAAATCGCCATAGCTAAGTTAACATCTTCTGTTTGATTGCTCGTCCAAACCTCATCACGCCTTAACCGATTAAGTATACCCTCTTGTGTTCGTCTGTAAACAGTAAACTTTTCAACTTCTTCTTTTGTTAACTGAAACCGCTCCATAACGTCAGATGGCGTCATCCAAGTAACGTTGGCCATCCATTTAGCTTGATCGTAATCCTGCAATGTATCCAATGAGGTATCCATTCTGAAATCTTCTGGTCTAATAAAACCAAGATTCAAACCTTCCCTCTGTAAAACCTCTACTTGATCCTGCAAAGCCATCATTGTATTTTGTACTTCTTCTATCAGAGCTTCTTTATCTGATGTATCTTCATTGTTAGCCATCAAAGTTTGTAGATCATTCTGCATCTTAGCGATACTATCTTGCGCATCGTTAAACTGTCTACTAACTAACGGATCTTTATAGAAATCACGTTGATAAGTAACTTTCACAATACCAATCTTACTGGTCATACAAGATCTTAAAACTTGTTTAGCAACTTTCTTTAACTCTGCTCGTTTTAGAGATTCATTCAATACTATCTGTAACGTTTGTCCAAAAAGATCTGCTATACGATATTCGTAACCACTCGGTTCAACATATTCCTGTGGTCTAATTTTAATCTCTGGATTCTTAGCATAGATATATGGTATTAAACCTTGCAACGTAGCGTGAATAATATTACCCTTGATTAAACGCCCGCCTTCATACAAAGATTGCGTCTCAGTCATTATCTGAGTGCGTTCATTCATACGACCTAAAGCATATTTCCGAGAACTCTCTATTTCTTTGTATTTAACTTTCCATTTCTTATAAGAAAGCTCAACATTCTGTTGGAATTTCTTCAGTAAACCTTTCGCACCAGGAGATATACCAGTGGTTAAGCTAGGATCATCTGTTAATATGTTTAAATTATCCATGGTTCATCCTGAGTGTACATTTCGTCTATTTTATCTAACCATTCCATCGTAAATGGTTTCGGACCTTTGTGCTTTGGTTTAGGTTTTACAGTTCTCGCCCTTCTCAACATTAATCCGTATCTAGTCGCGTCAAATAAATGGTCTTCAGCAGATGTATCAATATCCTCTACTCTCTTGGGGTCAGCAGGTAAAGACGGCACCGTGCGTAACCAATGTTTACACGTGCTAAAAATCTTAAGACTACCGTTCGATAATCTGTCCACAATTTCTTGTAAACCCTGCACCCTAGATCCAGGACCTTTCGCACTAGATTCCCAAACAACATTATAATCAGCAAATACATCCGCAACACTTTTATGGCGACCGTCACGCATAAAGATTGCAGAATCAGCAACATTGCTTTTAAATTTAATTTTAAGCTTTTTCTCAGCTTCTTCAGCATCTACTATCTCCCTCGCTATATCTTCTATTGGTGTTTCACTGCCTTTGTTAGGTTTAGAACTCCAATAACGTTCTCTGTAGATATAGATTATACCATCATAGTCTTGCGTGAACCAGACACATCCAGCTGGAGATTTGTAACCGTGGTCGTATGATTTCCATCGCTTCCACTCCAACGGAATATCAAATGGTTCCACTACATGTATCTTTGGATCCCACACACCTTCAAAGAAAGCGCCCGGCGCTATGTTCCAATCACCATCTAACCATGCTCTAACGAGCCATTCTGGTCCACTCTTTTTGATCCGGTCAATATAACCTGGGTCGTTCTCCATCAGAGGAGTATTATCTTGTATCTTAGATGGGATAAAAATTGATCCCCCACCCTCGTTATCGATGTACCTTTCTTTTACCCAGTTATGTCCGGGCCCGCCTGGGTTAGCAGAAGCTCTGAACAGAACTGGTACGCCGGCAGCTGAACGCATAGTAGCCCCAAGCATATCGATAGGTTCTGGCGATGGCCAGTTACCAAGTTCGTCAAAGCCTAGGAAAGTTACAGAAAAACCCTGCAGTTTCATAGCATCAGAGTCTTCATCAAGATGTTTAAGCTGTAGCACGGCTCCGCTGGGCGAGACCCATTTTCTCTCCCCGACCTTCCATTCCCAACCTTCCTGCACGAAGACGTACTGGCCTAACTTTATAAGCTCGCCCGTTTCTGGGAATGACCGACGGAACAGAAGACCTTGCGCCTCCTTTCCGTATTTCTCTGCATGCTTGCGAAACGCTAGAAGCATTCCAACACTTTTTGAACCTCCTCGCGCTCCGCCAAACAGTATATGAGGATGCTCACTATCAACAAACTTCTTTTGTGGGCCTTCGAGTGCTGTCCAACGTGTCTTCCGCGCTTCCATACGTCGTTGCATTTCTGATAATAATAGCGCACGGATTTCTTCCCTCGGTAGTCCGTTAGCTAATGCGATAGAAAGACTCAATTTACACCTGGACTTGTTTCGAAGAAAGTCACAACGTCTTCAGGGCACGGTAATAAATAAGTATTATATTCGTAAGTCCAACCATTATTACCATAGAAAAATGTTGCATCCATTTGTTCTGTTGTTTTTGTCCAAATGTTGAAAACGCCTAAATCTTTATTGTATTCTATTTTTGTTGTCGCGCCAATAAGAATTTGCATAAA